TCGATGCGTCCCGGGTCATGTTCGCTAACTCAGCCCGATGTCGCATCGACAAAGACGCACTGACGGGGCGGCAGATTAGCGAAGTTCTGATAAGATGCCGGCCTAATCTGGAAACCCTCCTGAACCACGTCAAGCCGAAACTTATCATTTGCCTCGGCGCCATCGCACTTCAGCAAGTCATGAGCATGAAGGCCATCAAGAAGGTCAGAGGACAGGTGTTGCGGTCCGTTGAGTTCGGATGCGCCGTCTTCGCGACCTGGCATCCGGCTTATATCCTCAGAAACGCATCGGAGATGTCCACGTTCAGGTTGGATCTGGAGAAGATAGCAGAGTTTATCGAGGGCGGGTTCAAGGAAACATTCGTCGATCCCTTCACATGGAAAGAGGTTGACTCTATCCGCCCCCTCCTGGACGGGGGATTTATCAGAGAGGGAGGCGGGGACTTCATAACCGCTCTGGATACAGAGACACAGGACACCAAGTGGTGGAGCAGTGACTCTGTTCTTCTGTCCTATCAGGTAGCAGCTTCCTTCACAGAGGGGTGGACGGTTGTCCTCCATGAGGAAGTACCGCCCGGGATGGGCGACTTCAATATCATGGTGAGGCGAGGGGGAACGAAGAAGAATCCCATCAAAGTTCAGACCGGAGTGAAGAGGGTTCCTGACTTCGACCGGAAAGTGGCGGAGCTGAAGGAGCTATGCGAGCGTCAGGACATCAAAAAGTACCTCATGAACCTGAAGTTCGAGAAGCACCGCCTGAAGAGCCTCGGGATAGAACTCGTAAATGCCCCCATAGACGTCGGACTGGCCGCACACTGCCTCGACTCAGAGAAGTTCCTCCAGCCCAGCCTTCGATTCTTGCTAGAGTCGTTTACCAATATCAAAACCTTCTATAAGGACGAAATCTCGGACGATGAAAAAGAGGACATGATTCAGGTACTCTCCACGGACAGGAAGCGATTCTGCAAGTATGCAAGCTACGATCCCGTGTCCACCCTTCTGGTGGCCCTTGCCGTAAAGAAAAGGCTGCTGAACGATCAGAAATCGGCTAACTACTACATCAGGTTCCTGCACCCCGTGGAGACAGAGTTCCTGTTCGACATCGAGAGAAGGGGAGTCCTGATTGATCGGGAGGCCCTTCCCGCAGCAAGGAGAGGGATCGAGCTTCAGCAGGAAGAGAAGGTAGCCGCCTTCCGGCGGCTGTGCCCGGAACCGGTAGTCAGAAAGTATTCCGACAAGTTCAAGCTTACCCGACGGAGAATCCTGATGGACGCTCTGTTCTCCTACGAAGACGAGGAGGGCGGACTCACCGATATTGGGATCGGATTACAGCCTATTGCTATGTCGAAGAAGACAAGAGAGCCGGTCGTGGACAAGGACACCATGAACCGGCTCCTCGATATGGGCATACCAGATAAGGCGAAGGAGCTCATCTATACCTATAAAGAATGGAGCGAACTGAATACTCTCGTTACGAGATACTTCCCGCAGATTGAAGAGAACATGGATGAGAACGGTAGGATTCATCCTACCTACTCGTTCGTATTCACTTCGTCTGGTAGAACGGGGGCAAGGAACCCGTCAGCACAGAACTTCCCGAAGAGGGGAGAGCTGGCTAGGATTCTTCGGAGATGTATCAAGGCACCTCCAGGATTCAAGCTGGTGGAGATGGATCAGTCCATGGCTGAGCTTCGCTTCATCGCCCATGTCGCCGACGAGGCCCGGATGAAGGACATCTTCGCCAGGAACGGAGACATCCATAAGATGACCGGCCTTGCCGTATCTGGCATGAAGGAAGAAGACCTTATACCCGAGAAGCTGTCCGACATCAGAAAGAAGGCGAAGGCGGTGAATTTCGGGTTCGTCTATGGGATGATGCCAAAGGGATTTCTGAACTACGCCAGGTCCCAGTTTGGCGTGAAGATCACCATGCCTCAGGCAAAGGCGGCCAGGGAAACCTTCTTCGGGCTATACCCCGGACTGGTGTACTGGCATCAGAGAAGCAAGGACAAGATCATAAAGGACGGAGGAATCCGCAGCCTATTCGGAAGGTGGAGGAGCTTGCCGAATATCTATTCTCAGGACGATTGGATGAGGATGGAAGCGGAGAGAATAGGCATAAACTTCGAGATTCAGAACCCGAGCAGCGACTACACCCTGCTCGGCGGAAAGCAAGCGATGGATAGGAATGCGTCGCACATCGGACCTGTCATCAACCCCGATGAATGTGCCCCTGTCCTGTTCACCCACGATTCCTTTGTCTTCGAGATCAAAGAGGACAAGGTGGAGTACTGCGCCTCGATCCTGAAGGCAAACCTAGAGCACGTGAACACGGACCCGTTTGGATTTAGACTGACTGTTCCTATGAAGGTTGAGGCAGAAATCGGAGACAACCTCGGAGAGATGACTCCGCTGGCTGTAAAGGAGGACGCATTCCATGAGCAAACGAAATCGTAGGAAGAAAGCTGTCGTTGAGAGGCCGGCAGCCGTGACCCTTACCCCGCAGAACCCGGCAACCCCGAAGGAATCCGCTACGAAGTCTTTGCGGCAATCCCTGAAGGCTATGGCAGAGATGCGGCAGAAGGAGATGACGAAGAAGCTGGCCGGAATAAGTACCCTGTCATCACGGCAGGAACCAGAAGAAGGAAGGTTCACAAACAGCATTGTAAAAGGGAACCGCCTTATCACGCCTCCGTACGACCCTATCAAGCTCTACGCAATCAACGAGTCCAGCGCAATCCTTCCACAGTGTATCGAAGCCATGATCGCCAATATCGATGGGTTCGGGTATGAACTGATGTATTCCGGTCCCTCAGACAGCCAGTACTCCGACGCTTCGCAGAAGGAGAAGCAGAGGCTCATTCAGTTCTTCGGCCAGGTAAACGAGTCTCAGTCCTTCATCACACTGAGAAAAGCACTTCGCAGAGACATCGAAGTGACAGGGAATGCATACATGGAAGTCATTCGATTCCTGGACGGGAAGCTGGCCATGCTCTACTACATGGACTCCAGATACGTCCGGCTGCAGGCTATCCAGAGGGACCCAGTGGAAATAGAAGTGGAGCTGCTTCGTGACGGGGAAATAAAGAAGGTGAAGGTAATGAAGCGGTTCAGAGCCTTCGCCATGATCCAGACCGGGAATCGGATAAAGTGGTTCAAGGAGTACGGCGACCCGAGAAAGATGGATGCGTACACCGGGAAGTACGAAGGCGATGCGGAGGGACAGACAAAAGAGATCCGGCAAGAGGCCTCAGAGCTGATCCATCTGAAGATAGGAAACGACACCTATGGAATCCCTCGGTGGATTGGTAATGTCCTGAATGCGATGGGCATGCACGCCAGCGACTTCGTGAACTGGGACCTGTTCGAGAACCAGGTAGTCCCCCCGCTGTTCATCCTGGTGTCAGGAGGGTCGCTGACCAGTGAGTCAGTACAGGACGTCATGGACATCCTGATGCAGAAAAGAGGCACAGAGAACTTCAACAAGGTTGTCATTCTTGAGTCTCAGGGCGAAGGGGGAGTCGATGAGAAAAATACCGCGAAGGTCGATGTAAAGGAAATGTCCATGGCGAGGAAAGAGGACGCCATGTTCACGAACTACGTCGAGAAGGGGGAGAAGCGGGTTAGAGCATCCTTCCGACTACCCCCGCTTTACCTCGGAATGGCGGAGACCTATGCGAAAGCAACCGCGGACTCCGCAAAGATGGTGACAGAGGAGCAGGTGTTCGTTCCCGAGCGGTTTAACTTCGATGAGATTATCAACATCCTGCTCATGCCTGCACTTGGAGCCACCGTATGGCGGTACAGGAGCAAAGGCCCGAGGCTGGTAACCGGACAGGACGTCATATCTGCTTTCGACACTTTCTCGAAGTGGGGAGTGTTTACTATCAATGAAGGCATCCGGGTGGCTAACAATGTTCTCGGACTCGATCTTACCGTGTACGAAGGGAAGGATAAGGCCCCGTGGGCGGACTATCCGGTTGCACTGGTTATGGCCCTTGCAAACCTCGGCCAGCTCTCTGGAGTGGAGGAGATTCAGTCCATAACGGAGCCGCTGACCGATGCTTTAGGGAGCATTGAGAACGACGAGCAGGCGGCAAAGATGTATCTTGCCCTCTCTCACTTGAGAAACACCCTCAGAAAGCTTGCGGATCAGAGAGACGAAGCGGCGAAACTGTCCGATGCAACGATGGGAGGGAGGATAGAATTTAGGCCAGAGGAGCATGAGTAATGAGGCTATCAAGGAATGCATGGTACGCAAGACGTAAGAAACGGAGATCGTGAAATGACCCGAGTCGTCCACTGCAAGAAGGAGCCCTTCGATGTGTATATAGGAAGACCGAGCAAGTGGGGGAATCCATACATTATCGGGGTAGATGGAGAGAGGGACCAAGTGCTACTGCTGTACGAAGCCTACGTCCGATCCACGCCCGAGCTTATGGATTCCCTCCACGAGCTTGAAGGTAAGGTTCTAGGTTGCTGGTGCCATCCTAAGCCCTGTCATGGAGATGTGCTGATTCGGCTGATGGAAGAGAAAGCCCCCGAACGGGGTGAACGGGGGCTCTCGCAGAAGAGAGGAACACGGGGGAAGCGCCCTTCCGCAGGAGGGCTGCGAAAGGACTTGGACAGACTGAATGACAACACAAAATAGGGAACAAAGTCAAGGGGAAAGTGGGGTTAGGATCATCCATGTCGAGTGGGCCACAAAAATCGGACTCTACGAAGCTATCGTCCTCGGTCAGATTGATTACTGGGTCCAGCGCTCAAAGCACCAGTTCTTCGGCAGGCGATGGGTCTATAACACCTACGAAGGCTGGCAAGCCCAGTTGCCATTTATGTCTCTCCGGACTGTGCGACGGGCGATTGCTGAACTTGAGTGCATGGGTATCCTTGAGTACCGGTGGCTCGGACCCACCCCAATGAACAGAACAAAATGGTACACGATAAACTATACCCGATTGAAGGAGGTCGTATGGGAGCAGTCCTGATATGCGGGGATAGGAACTGGAGAGGGAAGGCAATCATTAAGAAGGTGCTGGCTGTGTTTGACAAAGGAGTAACTATCATTCACGGCGGGGCTCCTGGGGCGGATTCCATTGCCGATAATGTGGCTCATGACCTAGGACTCAAAGTGAGAGAATTTAAGGCGGAGTGGGACAGATACGGCAGAGGAGCGGGGCCTAAGAGGAACCAGCGCATGCTGGATGAGGGGAAGCCCGACTGTGTGATTGCCTTCCACCATAACATAAACGAGAGCCGTGGTACCAGGGATATGGTTATCCGGGCACTGAAATCCGGAATACCACCATGGTGGTGGAATCCGAACAGAGCATCAAGATACCGAGGCTGTGATGGTGCTGCTGAAGATTGTTGGGGATAAGATAACGGTGGAGTTGCTGGGCCCTAGCCCGACGGTGGCAGTAAGGGGACCGAAAGGACTCAGTGAGGTGCTGGCTACCCTACAGCCCGGACAGGCATACGCAGCAGACGCCAGTAAAGGGGAGTACCTCATACGGATAGAGCGAGGCGTACTGAAATTCTCCAGGACTCCGTATACTGAAAAGGAAGATGAAAATACTCGTGCAGAGGTCAGATTCATCAGAAGCTAAAAGCTCAATGATTTCCCATCTGGCCTCTCAGGCCAGATGCATGTGGCCTAATAGGCCAGATGCATGTGTCCTCTCAGGCCAGATGCATGTGGCCTAATAGGCCAGATATACATATACTACTACAGGAGAATAGCCAGTAGACTATTCCAAAGAATACAGCCGACTGCACTCGAGTTCAGGAAAGATGAGAGTCGTGCTCTGCACAGAATGTAAGTACTATACGAAGCCGGATACCGGTGGGGTGGACTATAGCTGTACGGCCCCTCAGAACCGGAGGAAGATGCAGACGAAATCCACGGGAGTCAAGTACTTTCTGTCTCGCCGACCGGAGGAGATCAACAAGAACCAAGATTGCAGGTGGTTTCAAGATTCATTCTTCAGAAGGATACTATGATGAGCAAGATACTTAGTCTAGACAGCTCCTTGCATATCGACGAGAAGATAATGGAGGAGGCCATCGAGAAGGTATACAAGGACGATCCGGATATTCGGATGCCGGGAGAGGACGAACAGATGATCGTGGTCCGCACCAATGCGGAAACCCACGAAACATCTATGTATTACATACGCCTTCGTCCCATCTATGAAAGGGCACGTGCATTTGCCTGCAAATCAGGCGGATGACGAATATAATTTCCCAGGTAGGGGGCCTGGAAGGGGCAATGTCGAAGGAAGAGCTTATCGTGGGACACATGTATCTTGTTTCTCACCTTGTAAGGAAACACTTCTTATGGGTTCCGGAAACAATGATGTCTCGGGAGGATCTTGAGAGTGTCGGTTATATTGGCTTGATCGATGCGGCAGACCGATGGAATCCAGATCACGAGACAAAGAGCACGTTTAAGACATTTGCCTATCACAGGATTATCGGGCAGATTACGGATGAGCTTAGGGAGCTGTACAGGATTCCTGGTTGCCAGGATAGTGAGATTGCTCAAGATTTATTGAAGAATGTAGAGTCTGGAGACCATCCATTCAAGATCCTTCATACGAAGGAGCTGAGACAGATTCTAGAGAAGGCGGTTGACGAGCTGCCAACCACCGCAAGGACGGTTATAAGGCTGTACTACTTTTATGGCATATCTCTAAGCGACATTGCACTCATGTTCAGCTGTACAACATGCAATATAATAGCCTACAAGAAACGCGCACTCGAGTATCTTCGAGTAAGGCTGACTGGTGAAGGGGAGGTGCGTCATGTCTTCGAGAGGACCGCTCGTATTAGAACCAATATACAATCTTGTGGACAACTCGGAAACTCCTATAGTCGACAGCTTCGAGAAAATGGTGGAACCGAACGATCCGCTTTTCAAGGTTGATCTGCTTCGGCGCCGGCAGAAGGTGAAGGGTTCCCAGATTGCTGTTGGGCAGCCAAGAGAAGGGGAGTGGAAGTGATGCGTCTCGATCTTGAAAGGGAACTGCTGGCCCGTCTTGCCGCCGGCTGCCTCATGAAGATGGTAGGAGAGGGGCTTATCCTGTCTCAGATTCTGAAGACGGAGTGGCGTAAGCGCATTTCCCCGTTCTCCGAAGACATGGATCTGTGGATAGAGACCGAAGGCGTTCGGGATCCTACCTTTCCTAAGAGGATGCTGAACTATCACAGGGATAGGTGCACTACCTCCTTTATTGAGGCGGCATTCCCCCGATTCGACGAGTACATCAATCATTCGTACAAGGACGGCATTCAGCATGTCGTGTACGGGAACGCCAAGAGAAAGGCTGATGTCGATGTCTTGGTCGAGCAACTGACCGAGATGACTGGTTCTCAGGCTCGCAGCATCCGAAATACCCTCGGGCGGTGGTTCTCTCAGACGCAAGGGGCCTATTTCGATCGCTTCATCGTTCCAGAGACCGAGCGTCTTCAGCGTCAGCTCCAAGAAGGGGTCCTGGACAAGGCCCGCATGAGGAAGATCGGAGAGAGGTATAAGAAGTTTGTCCAGGCTGATGGATACTGGGACGCTATTTCTGATTTCGACACCGCTACCGCCTCCGTGTGGGGTATGCTGGATACTATGAAAGAGCTAGGGTATCTGACGTACACTATTATCTCCATGAGGGACAGAAAGACCTGCGAGGTGTGTTTGGCTATCGACGGAACCGAGGTCAGCATCGAAGAGGGGCAGAGTCAGAAGAACGCTATGATCGCCCTGGGCGCAGAGGAGGCGGCTAATTCTTTTCCTTGGCCGAGGATAAGAGAAGATGGAACCGTAGACGGAAGCAGTTTTCTTCCTCCGTTTCATTCCCGCTGCAGGTGCTACCTGGTCGGAACCAGGCAAGGACCTCATAAGGTGTCCAGCTCGGACATCCAGAACTTTCGCCACCAATACAGGATACCGAAGGTATGGGGAGATGCCATCATCCGAGAATATATCTCGGTATGCCTGAGCCTGAAGGAGCTTCGCAGGGAGTGTCTATCCCGGCAGGCCGTGAATATGACCAATATGCAGCTGGGACTGAAGGGAGAGCAGATTATGAAGGCTATACTCGGGGTACAGGATACCCCTCATAAATATCCCGTCGATCTGGTCGCTGAAAAGGGTGTTTTGGGGAATATCCGACCGATCGGTCTTGAGGTCAAGACCTGGAGGGCGGAGAGGGTGCATGACGAGACAAAAGTAAAGATGGGACCCCGGGCCATGGAGCTGAAGGATCAGTGGACTCTCGAGAACCAGGCCGACATCTTTACATTCTTCCTGATTCACGACTCCGAAGGGAAGACTGATCTCTACTACAAGCCCGGATACGGAGGGTACCGTATCGGATCCATGCAGTTTGTTGGTCAGGTGTACGAGGACAAGAACGGTCAGCTGGTCATCCCTGATGACGTTCGGGAGAACGTAATTTCTGCCTTGGTGAAAGGGAAACCTATCTACGAACCTATCCAGACCGAGTTTCAGACCCCGAGGCGCGGAAATCTGCCCGTTCGGGGCCTAAGTAGGGGGTAATATGGGGTACTCGCTGTTTGTTGGCGGCGAAGAGAACGATTTTCCACTTTGTAGTGCGGAGTGGTACCACCGGTTTCTCGAGGAAGTGGCGATTATCGGGGGCTGTCCGAATATCCTTCGGTTTACGCCGAACGTGTCCGTAGGGCTGCACAGCAAGTTCGACAAGCCCATTTCCGAATGGTCAAAGGTCTCGATTCCTAACATGAAAGAGGAAGCACAGCGTCTGGTCGAGAACCCCGAAGCCTCCGATCATGTGAGGGAGATCGCTTCGATTTATCTCCAAGCGATAATTGAGGCAGAAAGGACCACCCTTCCGCTGACGCTGGGGTAAAAATCGTTGACAAAAGTTTTTGTTTGTGGTATGATTCCTTCAGAATACGGGGTGTTTTATGCGAAGAGGGGACATCATTCAGTTTCTCAGGCTTCTAAGGGCCGGAAATATCGACACTTCTGGATCTGATTGGGTGCAGGCTTCCTGTCCACTGGCTGTACGGACCCACCAAAAGGGCGAGGATCGTCGTCCAAGTTTTGGTATAAAAGTGAACGACAAGGGCGAATCCTGCTATAATTGTTTTGTGTGCGGGCACGGGTCCCTTCAGGGCCTCATGCACAGGATTACTTGGCTTATTGGCTATAACCCCCAGGCAAGCGATTGGCTATCTCTGAAGGAGATATTTGTTGATGAGGACAGAACTCCGGAGTTCACGGAGATATATTCTCAACCTGTCCAGAAAGAAGCACCGAGGCAGGTTCCCAATCTTATCCTTCAGAACTACCCCGTTATTCAGGAAAAAGACGATAACCAAACGGCCCAGTACCTTCAGGGAAGGGGCATTGATCTCGGAGTTGCCCATGCCTACCGTGTTCGCCGGGATAGCAGAAATGACGGACTTATTTTCTGTATCCGTGATGTGGATATGAAGGTCTATCTTATGCACTTCCGATCCATAAAGGAGAAGATTTTCTATTACCTTACACCGACTGTCTTAGGCTATCAGGGGCTTCGGTGGGGAAGGCAGGATTTCTGGTACGGTATCGAGTTTGTTGATTTCAGTCAGCCTGTGATTTTAGTGGAGTCGGAGACTGACGTTCTTCGGCTTAGAACTCTTGGCGTAGGTAATGTTATGGCCTCGTGCGGACCGATCGGAGAGGATAAACTTTCCAGATTGAGTGCATCGAGGTATCTTCTTGGGTTCGATGCAGACGATCAGGGGAACCACTACGCAAAGGTAGTCGCGGAGCATGTGCACTCAAGTGCAGTGGTGGATTTTCTTGATTGGGCTGTGGTTGGAAAGAACGATGCCGGTGATCTTGATTCAAGAGAGGAATGGGATGCCGTTCTCTTGAATGCCATCCGGATCGGAGTGAAAGGAGGTGAAAAGCAGAGCATCGAGTATCCCGAAAAATTCTCAATCAGGAGATAAGACTATGTCTTGGTACAAGAAGGGTGATGAAGGAAAGGCCCGGTCGGTGGAGGAAGAAGCAGCAGCAAAGGCTCGGGCCCAGGCTTCGCAGAATCCCAGCCGTAACCGGTTCTGGCTTGCGCCGAACAAGAGTGCGAAGGTCACCTTCCTCGATTCGGAAGGCTTCTTCTTCAGAGAGCATCAGCTGTATCTGAATGGCTCATGGTTGAACTGGGAAACCTGTCTTTCCGATCTGGGCGAGGAGTGTCCTCCCTGCGAGGATGGTCGTAAGTACGCATACGTTGCCGCGTTCACGATCATCGACCATTCCACCTACAAGGATAAGAAGGGCAATGACGTGAAGGCCAGAAAGAAGATCATTGTTCTTAAGGCCGGTGCCCGGAATAAGGTTCTCAAGCAGAAAGAGCGGAGGGACGGCGATCTTCGGTATTGCATGTTCGAGATTTCCAGATTTACGGAGAAGGAGTGCAGCACCGGAGAGGACTTCGAGTTTGTTGGTCGTGTCAATCCCGAGGAGCTGAAGGAGCTTTGCCCTCCCGGGACCGATCCCGACGAGTGGTTGAGGCCGTTTAATTACGAGGAGATTTTCAAACCCAAGACTCCTGCGGAACTCAGGAAGGCACTAGGCATGGCCGATCCTGTCGGCTCCAAGGAGAATATCAAGGACCCCCTTCCCGGCAAGGAGGCCCGTAACCCGTTTGAGCGCAAGGATGCGCCTTCGAAAGAAAACAGGTCCTTAAAAGAGCTACTCTAATGTACGTTGACAAGGCCGAATACTCTGATTGCCTCTGGCTCCCGAAGGATGGGCTCGATCTCGAGTATCTGCGCCAGAAGTTTACGCTGATTCCTCGGTTCGACAATCTTTTGCCTCTTGAGATCTTCAGGGAAGACGACAATCGAATTGGACTGCCTCGGCATTCCAAGGAGATTCTCCCATTTCCTGTCGCGGATCTCGAAGATCTGAGGATAGCGGGGCATCCCGTGGATGTTCGATTCACACAGGAGCTCAGACCCTATCAGGTGCCTGTTGTCGAAAAGGCCCGTACCCTTCTTTCGAGCGGAGTAGATGATTTTATCATTCACGCCGGAACAGGATCGGGAAAGACTGTCATCAACCTGTATATCTGGGCTACCTATATCAAGCGAACAGCGCTTGTCATCGTGCCGAAGACTGACCTTTTGGAAGGAAAGAATGGATGGATCGCAAAGATCAAGAAGTTCACTAACATCCCTGAGGAGAGGATCGGTGTTGTTCGACAGGATACCTGTGAGTTTGAGGGCAAGGATATTGTGGTTGGCATGATTCACAGTCTGTGCAAGGACAAGTATCCAGAGGAATTCAAAAGGTATTTCGGCCTTGTCATCTTTGATGAGCTGCATAAGCTCGGAGCACAGTATTTTTCTCGGGTTGGAGGCATGTTTCCAGCCCAGAGACGTATCGGATGCACAGCTACCCTAAGGAGGCAGGACGGCCTTATCAGGGCGTTCTACGATCATCTTGGCAAGCAGGTAGTGACTCAGGAATTCAGCGATAATCCTGTTCCTCGTGTCATCTCTGTTGAGTACGAGGACGGAACGGCATTTGTTCCTGAGGGCATAATGGATAAGATCAATCGACGAGGGTTTATCATTAAGAGACTTTCAAGGAACAAGAACAGAACGGCAATGATAGCGTCCTTTGTCCGGGATTTGGTGGACTCTGGGCGCAGAACCCTGATCCTCTCAGAGAGGATACCTCATGTTATGGAAATAAGAGACTTGTTGGTGGGAAAGTACGGACTTTCTCCCGAGGATGTCGGCGTGTATATCAGCAAGACCAGTGATTCCGAAAGGGACAGGATTTCCGAAGAGTGTCCTGTTATCGTCGCTACGACATCCATGATGTCTCTCGGCACGGACATTCCTACCCTTCGTGCACTTCTATTTGCTACTCCACTGGCTGACGTGGAGCAGGCTATCGGACGGATTTGCAGGATCGGTCCCGAGATAGAGCCTGTTGTCGTGGATATTCTTGATGTGGGATATAAGGACGCGGAAAACTGGAATCGGGCGAGGTCTTCCTTCTATGCACGAAAGAACTGCACCGTGCAGAAATTGAGTATGAAGGGGGTGAGCTTTAGATGAAGACCGAAGCTGAAAAAAGGGAATACAACCGTCAGTACTACGCCAAGAAGAAGGCGGAGATTAACCGAAGGCGGCGCGAGCGGTACTGGGAAGACGAGGCTCATCGGAAGGGCCTTCAGGACGCTGCCCGGACACGGTACAGGACCCTTTATTCCAGTGTGGACAAGCATGCAGGGTATACCGTCAAGAGGAAGGATGGTGTCCCCCTGTTTTCCATTCAGTATGCGGCCGGCGTCATGGGAAGGAGTCCCGAGATGATTCGGGCATGGGAGAAGAACGGACTGATTCCTAAAACCTCCTACACAGATAGCCGTGGCTGGCGCCTTTACACCTCCGATCAGATTGATCTGCTCGGAATAGCCATCAAGAATTTCAAGTCCAAGCAGTGGGATAAGGACATGGTCAAGAAGTTTCTCTTTGAGAACTGGCAAAGACCGTAAGGAGGTTCCAATGGACGAAGATAAGATTGAGGCGGCAGAAAAGCCAGGGTGTGTTGAGTCGAGAGAGGCGTTCCTGGAGGTGTCGAAAACAGCTCTGGGGCAGGAAGAGGTTTCTACTGAGAAGATTCGTGTGAGGCCCTTCCTGTCTCATCCTGCTGTTGTGTCGGTCAAGGCAGGGGCAACGATCAATCTGGGGAACTACGAATCCGCCAGAGTGGATATTATGCTCTCCTTTCCTTGCTATCCTGAGGAGATCGATCAGATTTTCGACAAGGTGAAGGACTGGGTCGATACTCGGATGGCCAAGGAGTACGCCACCATGAATGAGTACCGGAATAAGAAACAAGGAGGGTGAGGGTGGCGACATTGGATGAGATTCTCGCAAGAGGGGACAGGAAATACGGGAAGGGCACATATCTGACGGGATTCACCCGCGGACATGACTATCCGAGGATACCAACAGGTATATTCTCATTGGACTATGCTATCGGAGGAGGGTTTCCGGTAGGAGTGACTTCCTCGCCTTATGGCCCTCCCGGCGGCGGAAAAACATTGGTTCTCACTCGAGCGTGCGCGGGAGCACAATCCATTTGTTGGAAGTGTTTTCAGTATCTCTGGGATTGCAAATGCGCCAAGAAGGATTCCCGCAAGGTGGTATGGGTCAGTACAGAGCTTTTTGATATTGCTTGGGCAAGGATGCTTGGGGTGGACTCCAGCAAGGAGAAATTTGCGGTAGCCGAGCCTGATACCGGAGAGCAGGCGGCAGATATTATTGCCGAGTGTCTTCGAGCTGACGATGTGGGTCTTGTGGTTCTGGATTCTCTTGCCATGCTCACCCCGCAGGCAGAACTGGACGCTTCTGCAGCGGACGATATGGTGGCTGTCCAGGCACGGCTCATTGCAAGAATGATTCGACGAATCAAGACAATCCTCATTCAGGAGAAAAAAAGAGATCATAAGGTTGCCTTTATTGCGACAAATCAGGTGAGAGCAAAGATCGGAGGGTTTGGCAGAGGCCCCCAGGAAGAAGTACCTGGCGGCTTTGTATCGAAGCACGATTGGCATCTCACTTTTCGCATGTCTCAGGTGAAGTCAGAGGATATTGACAAAGAGACAGAACTTCCTGTTAACGCACGCTTTAAGGCGTCCATGGCTGCTATGGGAAATAAGAGAAAGATATTCACCCTCTCAGGAGCAGCCGAGTTCTATGCTACCGTGTCTGACGGCGGAGAACTGGTGAAGGGGTCTATTAACGACTATCGGACCGCTTTTCGGTATGCCGAAACCGCAGGACTGATCGGAAGGGATCCGTGGTCGTTCAGAGGAGAGACTTTCAGGCTGAAGAGCGACATCATGGAGTCTTGGTACGACAACGAGAAGTTTCTGTCGGCCAAGAAGTTTATCATTGACCACTATATCCAGAAGGCAAAAGAGAACGAAGAACAGGAATCGTAATGAATCTGCTCTGTACTTGCGGGAAGGGTCTGTATGTGGATCAGTATAAGCGCAACCAGATACTCAGCGGCTATCCCGTGTTTTGTTGCTCGGAATGCTTTCTTCAGCATGTCAAGCAGCTGCCTTCGGTCGTAGGGGCCCCGGAATACCGGCGTTCTACGATCAGTCAGCCCCACGAACGATGGGATTCTATAACAAAGGGGTTTTATAGGTCGTGGTACGAAGTCTTTCTGGCACGATGCTTTTCTGAAGAGGGTATCAGGTTCGAATACGAGGGGTATACTATAGATCTGAACGGTCCTACGTATACCCCCGACTTTTATCTCCTTGACAAAGGCGTCTTCGTGGAGACTAAGGGGATGTGGCTTTCAGCGTCAAAAAAGAAGCTTAAGATGGCGCTCTCGGCGGGTCACCGAGTACTCCTTCTCCCCGCATACTTGGAGAAGGATTTCCGCAGGAAGTACAGGATTTCAGCAGACAATATGGCAAAGGCGAGTCATCTATGAAGTTTATCAAGGAAAATACCCGATTGGTCAGAGTGGAGCGGGTCGAGCCACTGGCTGTTGACCAGATTAGCGACCCGGTCCACCTGACCAACAACCTATTGGAAACCAAGCCTCGGAGAACGGAGAGAAGGTATCTGTATATGCGTCTTTCCGAGGTTGACGATCTGTGTCCTCGAGAGTGGGTCATCGGCCATCTGACAGATAACCCTCGTATGGACACCCACCATTTTTCAACCGTGTGTATGATGGATATGGGATCCTCGCTCCATCACTGGATTCAGAACAGTCCTGTGTATTTCGGAGAAAGGCTCTTAGGGTACTGGAGATGCCTAGCCTGCAATAACATCAGGAGATTTGGTGTTCGTCCTACAGAGCCGTGCGAGGTCTGTAATGCTCTTCCGGCGGCAACGCAGTACGAGGAGTGGATGTGCCGGATGGAAAAGCCGTATCGAGTGGTCATGAAGCTCGACGCCATTCTCAGGATGTCTCAGAACGTCTATCGGTTCGGGGACATCAAGACTACCGGCAAAGAGGTTCTCGCTCCTGCTGGTAAAGATGTTGCCCAGCTCGTAGGGTACATGTTCTTTTATCAGTTTGTTCCCGAGGAGAAGAAGCTTCCGGTTCCTATCGACACGTCTTGCGGGTACCTGTTTTACTTCACCAAGATATTCAATGTTCGGGCCCCCGTGAAGACCTTTGCGGTTCGGCCAAATCAGACCCTGTGCAATGCTCTCCAGGCTAAGGCCGAGTACTTTACGAGAGGGGTGGACGAGGGGATTCTCCCCCCGCCCATCAATGTCTGTCTCGGGACCGCTTTTACAGGAACGAGGGCTAGGAGCTGCGCCCAGTGCTCAGCATGCTCCACCCTCTATAACCGCGGGCAGACAAAGATAGAAAGGGGAGACAATGAATTTTATAGGATTGGACATCAGTCTGACAGGGACAGGGTACGCGATAATACACCGGAGTCCGTCTATATACCAGACGTTCCTGATTCAGTCGAAACCCCATAAGACAACGGTTCATCCCATAGAGAGGTGTGACATTATCTGCAATGAGCTTCTTTCAAAATATCGGCCGGCCCCGGATGACTGGGTTATGGTTGAGAACTTTGCGTACAGCAAGCAGTTCAAGATGTCTGCTATCGCCGAGCTGACCGGGATTATCAAGTGGCGGCTTCTCTATGAGTGCAACATCGACCCTTCCCGGCTTCTTATCGCCAGCCCCCAGATGCTTAAGAAGTACTGTACCGGGGCGGCGAAGGCAGAGAAGAACGTGATTATCAAGTCTGTCTTTAAGAAGTGGGGAGTGGATGTGAATGACGACAACGAGGCCGACGCCTATTGTGCGGCACGCCTCGCGCACGGGATTTACGAGTGGTCTTTCGGAAAGGCACCGCTTAGTTACGAACTGGAAGTTATAAAGGCCACGCTGAAATTGAATCCTCTGTATAAGCCTTCAAATTGAGACTTGACAAAAACTTTTACTTGTGATATGATCTGTGGCAGATAATAAGGAGGAGACTATGGGTATCGGGCCGAGAACACAGATCACAGGTGAGTATTACTACATTCACGCAGATGAGGTTAGGGGATTACAGCGGGTTTGCCGTCGGCTGTATTACGATACGAAAAGGATGGATGCCGACGAAATGCGGAATGAGGCCCAGTCTATTGAGGCCATTCTCGATAGGCTGATCGAGGCTGAGGTTCTCATAAAAAAGTCGACAGGAGGTAAGTAATGGAGTTCTTGAAAGGAGAAAAAGAGAAGAAAGCAGTAAGCCTGCAGGAGGCGCTCAGTTCGAGCAAGCCTTCCAGGCGCGGTCGTCAGAAACAAGATGCCGATGTTTCTGCATCCGAAGATCCCATCGTGGGAGAGCCTGTCAAGGATATTACCTTTGATGCCTACCTGAAGGCCGGGTATTCTCTCCTGTATATCCGTACCGAGGAGGATCATCGGGCGGTTCAACTCGTGAAGGAGTCGATCAATAAGATCGAGTCCATGAGGAATTCCATCCGATACGGGGAATGGCGGTCCACTACGGGTCTTCGTCTTGCCCCCGAGCGGTCTTTGGAAATTCCCACGGTCGGCGATCCCATCGTTGAGGACCTGGCCAGCGCGATCCAGTATGCCGGAAATCAGCAGAACGCTCACCTGATCGTTTTCCATAATGTCAGGCAGCTTCTTCAAAATTCGTTTATTGTCATTCAGAGCTTGAAGGATGCCTCATATAAGGCCCGCCTTTCCGGAACACACTTGATTCTGGTAGGCGCACATCTGGACATTCCCCCTGAACTCCAGAATACTATTACCGTCTACGACCTCGATCTTCCGAATGCCGATAAGTTCAAGACGAACTTCAAGGTCCTGTCGGACGCGTACAAGACCAGCATTACCACCCCTACTACTGATCGTCATATCGAGATGTCGGCCAAGTCTGCCGTTGGTATGACGGAGATGCAGGGGGAAAACGCCATCGCCTTGAGCATCGTTCTCCGAAAGAAGGTCGATCCGGCTGTTGTTCAGGTTGAGAAGGAGCAGGCAATCAAGAGAAGTGATGTTCTCGAGTTCATTCATGTAAAGGAATCCATGGATGACCTTGGAGGATTCTCAGAGCTTAAGTCGTGGATCAGTAAGAGAAAGGACGCTTTCACTCCTGAAGCCACCGAGTTCGGTCTCCGGTTTCCCAAGGGCATTCTCCTTGTCGGTGTTCCCGGATGCGGGAAGTCTCTCGCGGCACGTTGCGTTTCTCATTACCTCGAACTTCCTCTCCTGAAGTTCGATATTGGCAAGGTTTTCAGGAGCCTTGTCGGGTCCAGCGAGCAGACAGTCCGGTCTGCTTTGAAGACGGCAGAGGCGGTGGCCCCTGTTGTTCTTTGGATCGAGGAAATCGAGAAGTCCATGGCAGGGACACAGAGCTCCGGAAGCACCGACTCTGGAACTACCGCCCGTGTTATGTCCACGATCCTCACCTGGATGCAGGAGAATAAAAAGCCTGTGTTCATCGTGGCCACGGCAAACAACGTGGAATCACTTCCCCCGGAGCTTCTTCGGAAGGGTAGGTTCTCTGAAATATGGGGCGTCGTGGAGCCTGACCCTGTCGAAAGGGCAGACATCTGGCGCATCCATCTTCGGAAGGTGAGGCCTGAGAGAGTCGAAGATTTCGATTATTCTCGGCTTGTGGCTGTTAGCGCCAATTTTACTGGCGCAGAGATCGAATCTGCGGTAGAGGAGGCTATGTTCGATGCTTGGGAAGCCAGCCGAGACCTGACTACGGAGGATCTTGTGACTGCCGTTGCCAAGTTTGTTCCCCAGGCCGATACCTGCAAGGAGCGGATCGATGTGATCCGGAACTGGATGCAGCAGAAGGTCCGGTTTGTCGCACATTCCAAGGTAAAGCAGAAGGAGGACGAAACCAGCCAGAGCTGGCGCAAGATCAGGGCCGCAGCAGAGCAGTCCACCAAGCCTGAGGCTGCTGTGGATAGCGCAGTGGAGAAGGGCGAGCCTAAGAAAGGCCTACACTAGGAGGGAATTATGGCAGGGGGAAAGTTGGTTGAACGATCAGAGCAGGTCCGCAAGAAGATTACCGAGTGTGCCAGTAATATCGAGACACAGTATATCGAGCTCTGTAAGCTCTTGCACGAGGCGTGGGAAAACGCTTACTTCGTGCAGTGGGGATTCGAGAATCTCGAAGACTACTGCAAGGAGGAGCTCGGGATGAAGTACCGCAAGGCCCGGTATTTGATTAGTATTGCTGATGCGGTCAAGAGAAGCGGGGTCAAGTGGGAAGATATCACCGATATCGGATGGACTCATATGCGGGCCATCGCCAGAGTGTTGAGCAAGGATAACGCAGCACAATGGCTGGAGCGGGCGCGATCGTCTACGGCAGACGGGATCAACGAGACTGTCAGGCAGTACCTTAACGAAGGAGTCCTGAACGAGAACGCGCCAAAGGTTGCGTCTATTCAGATCCGCATGAGCGAGAGTGAGGCCATTATTATCATGGACGCCATCGAGCGAGCTAAGCGAATTACGGAGAGTAATTCCTTTACCACAGCACTGGAGTACATCTGCTACGAGTGGATTCAGCAGAGCGCAGACGGGCCTACCAAGACGCCGATCGAGCATGTTCTTCGGTGGGTCCGTGAAGTCTACGGGGTTGATCTTCAGCCGTCCGGACCGCAGGACATAAGGAGCATGCTGAGCAATGAAACTGGTGGTTAAGATCGACCTTGGCGCCGAGAAGGTGACCGAGGAGGAACTGAAGGGAAAGGACTGGGCGGCCGAAGGCATGCCGCCCGGCTTCATTGCTATTGATTCTGCCTATCTTCTCAGGGATACCAAGGACGACTTTTTTGTCTTCGAGCTGGCTGGAATAGAGGAGTAACTAAGCAGTTAATTACGGTAGAGGAGGAGAGCAATGGACCTGAACGTGTTTGCGAAGGAAGTGGCCGACGCTGAAGGAAAGAAGATCTCCGTGAGCATCGCCCAGATCAAAGAGATCATCAAGATTACTTTCAGGAAGTTTGCTTCCCTCAACGAAGGGGAGCAGAAACGGATTATCAAGTACTACTCAAAGTAGCCTGTCGACTGGGGACCGGATAGCGATAAACCCGGACTGTGGTGGAACGGGACGCGGTGACTCCGGTCCCCATTCATACCTTCAAAGGGGAGGAAAAGCATGAAAGGGATTTTCACCGAAGCCGTCTGGATGCCCATCGATCAAGTCAAGCCATACCCCAAGAACCCAAAGAAGCATCCACCCGAACAGGTGGAAAAGATAGCAAAGTCCATCAAGGCTTTTGGTTTTGACCAGCCTATAGTGGTCGATAAGGACATGGTCATCATCAAAGGACACGGGCGACTTGCCGCTTCGAGGCACCTCGGTCTTACCGAGGTTCCGGTCATCGTGCGATCCGACATGACCGAAAATGAGGCGAGGGCCAGCAGGATCGCGGATAATCAGACCGCAGATACCTACTGGCTCATGAATAATCTCATGAAGGAGCTGGAGGCTCTGTATCACCTCGACGCCGATCTTGAGCTGACGGGATTCTCAGATAGGGAAATAAAGACCATGTTGCCCGGGCTTCTTGAGACCTCTGAGGATTTCGCCATCAAAGGCGGTCTCGAGGGTGTGGTCCCCGCGCAGCTCATCACCGGTCTGGACGGAAAGGTGGGATCTTCTGTTGCACATGCCGAAGGGTCCCTGGTGGAGTGGATCAACAAGTTCGAGCGGATTCTCGTTCCCTGTGCCGGCGATCGTCATGGAGTAGCGGCTCTGATCTGGGCAGTTAACAACTGTGATAAAGAGAAGATCGTGGCCTTCGACACCAATTTCGGGCAGAGGATGTGGCGGTGGCACGACGATTACCTGACCTACCTCGAGGGGCAGCTCAGCATCCAGATCAAGCGGGCCGAGGATCGCTGTCAGGACTGGAAAGACGAGATCAAGCGCCGTGGGTATCCCACACACGAGCAGCCGTGGTGCTGCAATACCTTCCGGTATAACAGCTATAAGAGGCGGTATACCGAGAATCCGGAGAATACCGTTGTCATTTTCGGGTTCGGCGCCAATCCTCCCAGCGAGCTGTCCTTCCGTCAAATGGGCCGGCTTGATGACGGAGCCTACTACGCAGCCCCGTTCTTCGACAAAGACGACAAGGAAGTCCTTCATTTTTCAATGGCTCTCGGCATTATGCTGAACCCCCTGTACAGGGTCACAGATCAGTACATCTGCCCCGGCTGTCCCATGTACGGCCGTCCTGATGCCGTGTTCCTGAAGGAGCACGATCTTGACCTGTGGATCAGGTGGATGATTTATTTCGGAAGGGCCCAGTTCTGCAAGGAGTACGTGGATTCCGGAGCTTTTGGGAAGCAGGCCATCGAGCTGATTGGGGATGGGGCCCAGGCCAGGGAAACCGGGAAGTATGCAGAGTTTGCCCTGTATCTTCCTGACTGTCCACAGCCTAAGCGGCAGCAGATTCGTGAAGGGGACGACTACGGATGGGATCCCGAGAAGGATGCAAAACTTCCACAGGAAGGCCGATACGACATTTCAAGGGGGAGGTGGTGGGTTGATGTCGGTCATTCGGCGAACTTCAAGAAGATGATGGAAGAGACCGAGAGAGCTAAGGCTGCTCGCGGTGATATGCCTCTTGATCAGTATATGGAAATTGCTGTGGCCGAGGCAAAGAGGAAGGCCGAAGAGGAGGGACTGACATGACGAAAGAAGCAGCGGCAACCAGTATTATCATGGTTCCGATAGAGCAGATCATCCCTTATGAGCAGAATGTGAAGATTCACCGTTCTGTTCAGGTGAGGAAGGTGGCCAATTCTATTGAGTCCTACGGCTGGGATCAGCCGATCGTGGTAGACGAGGGCATGGTTATTATCAAGGGCCATGCCCGGCTTGCTGCGGCCCAGCTTCTCGAGCTTCGGGAGGTTCCTGTTATTGTTCGCACAGACCTGACAGAAGAAGAGAAGCGGCTATCTCGTATCATGGATAACAAGAGTGCCGAGTCTGAGTGGGATAACGAGTTTCTTTGGCAGGAAATAAGCCACCTGAAAAGCCAGGGGATGAAGGTTCAGGACCTCGGATTCTCCGATAAGAATATTGTTGATATGTTTCCTGGCAGGGCCCAGGAGGTTACCAAGGCTCCTAAAGAGGACATCGTGCATCAGACGGTGGCAGCCGGAGCCGATGGCCACGATCCCACTATTCCCATTATAGAGGTCACCATCAAGCCCTTCCGCGGCGAAAAGGCGTGGTTACGACGACTGTCTATGGTGGATTATCTGAATTGGCATGACCGCGTGTTTATCGGGTATTCCGGTGGAAAGGACTCTTTTGCCACCTTGATATGGTGTCTCGAGAACGTCGAGAGGGAGAAGATCAACGTATTCTATAGTAATCTGGGGTGGGGAGTAGATTGGCCACACGCCATCGCGTATGTCTTTGCTACTGAGAAGATGATTGGCAAGAGGATTTTCATATCGGGAAATGCCAATCCTCATCTCTTTGAGCAAGAGCTTCTTGAAATGAACTATCCTCATCCTGCCTCTTGCTGGCTGAGGAACAAGTTTAAGCTCCCTCATGTGAAGGGGTATTATGCACAAGAGAAAATCGGCCCGAAGTACGGCGATCCGAAAGAGAAAGTCTGTCATGTCCTCGGCGTTCGGTGGGCGGAGGACGCCACGCGAGAAAAGACGTATCCGGATCGTGGGATTCTTGAAGGTATGCATTATGCCAGTCCGCTTATTGGCTGGAAAGATACGGACATTGTTAAGTTTCTTGGGGACCGGAACCTGAAAATCATTTCGGCCTATGCTACCACGAATCGTCTCGGGTGCTTTATGTGCCCTAATGCCGGGCGCCAAGAGGGCATTAATTCCAGGAAGAAATATCCTAAGTTATGGAAGCGGGTGCTTGAGTGGATCGCGATGGGTGCTCGTTCTGACGGCCGAGTAGCTAATTTTCATCTGGTCAAATACCTCACATCCCTTGATGACATTCCTCCTGAGGAGAAGCGGGCTAGGTTTGACTCCTTCTATTCCGGCAGCTGCTTTGGCATGGATGAGGAGGAAGATTGGCTGGAGGAGCTCTTTGATTCCCCACTTCCAACACGTCCCTATCTTACTATTCCGTATGATCCAAACTTGCATCCATTCCGGTGCGATCTGAAATCCGAGTATTTGGAAATGGGGGAGAAAGATACAGAGACTGAAGTTAGTCTCTGTATGCTCTGAGGTGGCGCTGTCGGCCAGGTTGTGGTCGACGAGGGTGATGAAGAGGAAAAGAAATGCCAGATTACTGGGTAAGCACCTCTTGGAGTACTGGAAGAGTAACTGTGGATGAGCAGGGAGTTATCATTGATGCTCCTCGTATATGGCATAAGGCCATAGGAGAGACCTTTGACTATTTTTTGTCTAGGTATTTGAGGGGCGATGTGCAGTATGTAGAGCTACCCGAGCAGAGGAGATAGTATGTCTGAAATAATCATGGTTCCCATTGATAGAGTAAAGCCGT